TTCCAAGAAATAGAAAAATCTTCCGGGGCGGTTCTTCATGTGAACGTCGATCTTCCACTTGTTGTTGGACGTGGTAAGGAACAATTTCTTGTTACCAAACACGCCGTCAAACAGGGTGAGCAAGGCTTGCTGGTGCTCCTCGTCGTACACCTTCTCGAACTCGTCAAAGAACACGATCACTGGTTGGGTGATGGTGGCGATAAAGCTGTTGAAAGCATCCCCGCAGAAAGGGCTGTTAACGATAAGGGTAGGAATACCGAGACTCGCTCCCTCTGCGCCAATCAACTTAGCCAGAAGGGTCTTGCCACTACCCATCTGTCCGCACAGAAGAACGCCGGTAGAGGTATTGCGCTCGTGGAACGTGTTGAGAATACGCTCTGCCGTTTTGGGCGTGTCCCCGTAAATCTTGCTGGGAATAGAAAAGTTCTCCGTCTTCTCTAGATAAAATCCTCTATCCATGCTGACTTTAACAACATAGTTCCCAACAGGAAGCTTTTCGTGAAGGTCTAACGCGCCCTCGGAGCTAACGGTAAAGGTGTTACCCTGCTTGAGAAAATACGTCTTCAAGCCAAAGCCGACACCGGGCTGCTTCTCGGGTTGTTCTGCTAAGATATCCATCTTCTTTTTCGCTTTCGCCAATCCTAATGTGTAAGCCATGCTCTCCTTTTCCATTTCTTCTTCTAGTTGTTCTATCCAATTCCGCAAGGAAGGGACAGAACTTGTTTTTATCTTACCGGACATGCTCCCCCTTCGCACTCTTCTTGGATCATATCACCTTCTCCGATATCGTCAAACTCAATTGGTTTAATCTTGCTTGAAAGTTTCTCGTACCGCTCCCTCGTAATTGCTTCCTTGGGGGCCTGCTTAAACCCGTGGTCGTTATGGCATAAAAAGCTAATGCTTTTCAAGTACTGAAGATTCTCCGAGACCCAGATTTTTAGCTGTGGGATATCCTCTCTTTTGTAGTACACAGTAACCGACACCGCTTGGTCTGCCCAATGTTTCTGAGCCATTTTCAGTATATCCAATTGCTTCCAAGTTGTCCAGTCCTCGTCCGCAACTGGAAAACCTTCTGGTGCCTGCTGGTAAAAGTCTACCACCATTGTCCCCGGATCAACAACCCCAAAATCATTCTGGGGTTCCATGTAGTGCCCCGCTGCTTTTAGCTTAGGCAGCAAAGGGTCATTCGAAGCGAACCGGACTCTCTGTACCATGTACCTAGAGAATGCCGCGTGTATGCCCTCGTACCCCATGCAGTCCATTACCTTGCTTATTGTCCCAGACGGCTTAACCACAGTAGTGCGCTTGCTGCGCGGTACGCCAAGCTCTTTGGAGTACTTCTCGTCTTCGTCCTGTATCGCATTATACGCACGATCAAGAATTTCCGGAACAAATAGCGGACTCGCCAAGCAGCCCGTAATACCGTTACCCGTTCTTCTATTCCTTTTGATAACCTCATCTGATACCTTGTGATGGTATTTCTCTAAAGTAACTCGTTTGGCGTATCGCTGCATATATCGAACCACCGATAGCAGTTCCCGCTCATCTTCAATATTACACAATGCCGTCTCTGTAAGGTTACACGGTTCCCCGTGTTCGAGGGTTGCTTCAGCACAAGGGTTAACGCCGATAGCGGCGTCGGGTTTAAGTTCCCCCATTCTTCCGTACCGTTGAATATTGGTTCGGTTAACAATCCCAAATGGTTCTCCCTGCTCGTAAGTCTTCCAAAATAAAGGATGTAGGTCTTCTACATCATCGCACACCACTGAGTAGTTCGCCTTGCTACGATGGGAGGGTATCTGCCCCAAGTCCCAACGCTTCGCTTTCAGGTACTCTTTATCCCAGCAATCGCCGAGGATGATGATAGCCGATCTACGGACGTTTCCGCTTACAACCATCTGCCCAATCGCGGTAAGGATATCCGCCGCATCTATAGGTCTTATACTACGTCCAGAACGGTTTGTCAAGATCGAAGATATATTCTTTACGAAGTCGATAAGAGGAATCGGCCCACTAGAGACTCCTCCGAATCCCACGATTGGTTCTCCGGACCCGCGAAGACAGACCGTCGAGTAGCTAAAGCTTTTGCCGGTAACGAAGTAACTCTCCAAACATCTGTAGGTAAGTTCGCACCATCCTTCCCTGCTATCCGGTACAATGTAATCTGCGTCGTTGGTGCCTTTGTGAACAATGATAACATCCTTCTTCACTTTAGGCAACTTGCTGGTAAAGCGGTGCTCGACGCTCAGTCCTACGCCCCCTCCCAGCATAAGAAGGTCTTGCGCGATAACGAAGCTATGCCACTCTTCGGCTGTTAAGAACCAGCAGTTGTTGAGGGCAGCGCCTCCGATTTTGGAGTGGCTGGGTGCGCCGGAGAACCAGTATCCTCTACCGGCAGGACCAGCTTTCCTCTCCTTAGCTAGCCTAAGAAGTTCCTTAACTTCCGACTCAGGTACATTCTTTCCCTTCACGTTCCCAGCGATGACTCGCTCGATTGTTTGATCCCAATTCTCTAGATTACCCTCATCCTTGCGGCTATAGGTTCTACGGTAAACGACCTTGGCAAGGTTGCTCCATTCTTTCACTTAATATCCTCTGGGTCTACGCCCCGTCTGCTGGCTACTAATGCTTTAGCGATGGTCTCGACGGCCATTTCTAATTGCCAGCTTTTTCTTTTGTTCTTCTTAGGTCTAGGTGCCACATAAATAAGGCGCGTGTGCATAAGCTCATGCACAATTGTGACTTCCAAATCTTTGCATCCCTTCCATTCGGGAGGGATTTTTTCTGGGTTGAGAACAGATATAGAAGAGATTTCGTAATGGGGGTCTTGCGTATTGGTCGCAAAGCACCGAATGTCTTTAACATCTTCTACTACTGTTACTGTGATTTTCCAGTTCTGGAGACGGAGTATAGGTTGCCAGTACTCGATAATTTCTTGTGCGGTTTCAGATACCGTTTTCTTTTTCATTTTTTAGTTGTTGGATTTTCCGGTTCAAGAACCATACTGCTTTTTCTAAGTCTTGTATTTCATCTTCCTTATGCCCCGCTCGGCTAATATACTTTACCGCAGTAGCCAGATGGTACCCTAGCCCCCAAGCTTCTATAACGTCTATAGGCTCGGGGTCCAGTCTCGCGTAGTGCGGTGGCCTGTTAATCATGTCTACTCCCATGCTACCCCCGTAGTGTCTCCCTCGTAGACGGCCTAAGATCGTCTTCTACCGTCGATTCTAACTCTCCTATTTGCGCGGCATCTAACCCACAAAACACTTCAAATAGCCTCTGCACGGAAAGTATTTCGTATATCAAATTTCCCGGACCTTCGTCGTTTGTTCCAAGGCAGGCGAGATACTGTTCTGCCGCTTCGATAGCCTCCTCTACACTCTCGGCTAAGACGTGTACAGTCCACCCCGAAGCGGGAACATATCCGGCATGTCCGGGTCTGACGTACGTTACTTTATAAACATAAAAAAAGTTCGGACTCATTTTGCCTCCAACTGCTTGTCGATTCTTTGGTTTAACTCGGTTAAGTTGATAGGAGTGTAGTTGATAACCTCTGCGCTGATGTTGTAGTACTGGGGGCCGTATTGTCCGGGAGTGATGTTGTTGTGGACGTGGCCGAAGACGTTGGCCCTAGCCTTTCCCAGACTCATAGGGTGAACCGGAATGTGACTAAGCAGAAGCTTGTCTAGCATACGGCTAGAGTACACCCGCTGGAAGTATCCTCGATACCTGTTCATGTTCGGCGTATCGTGGTTCCCCAAGATCAGAGTCTTGGTACCGTTAAGCCTCCCGATAATCTGCATCCTCTCCGCGCTGTCCCCCATAACCACGTCTCCTAGATGGTACACCTTATCGCCCGGTTTTACAACCGAGTTCCAGCGATCTACCATGTAGTCGTTCATGTGATTCACGTCCGCGAACGAACGCATTACCTTCCCTTCATAATCCAGAAAGGTAAGGATATTCGCGTGGTGAAAATGGTTGTCCGAAATTAGCCAGCACTCTGTCATTCTTTCTCCGTATGGAACACCACCGAGATTAGCCCTTCCTCATGATCCCATATGTACGCTTCCGCGCTTCGCTTGTTCCCCACGAAGAAGTTGGCGGAGTGCCAATCGTCCGCAGGACACAAAGCTGGTAATACTCTAACACGAATACCATGCTGCTCGTCAAGCTTGGTCATGTGAGTGTGTCCCGTATGGCACTCTCTATGCAAGGTCTTCCCGAACATTTCCGGTTCTTCCGCCGCCATGACTAGAGGGTAGTCTGTCTTCTTGCCCTTGTCACCGTGGGTTAGCATCAGCATAACTTTGCCGTGCTGGTGGTACTTTCTGGTTCTCGGTCTGTTGTCTATAGTAACACGACTATCGTTGGTGAAGAACATTTCCACGCTATCGGCCAAGTGCCAAGACGACAGCCTGTCGTGGTTTCCGTAAACTGGAATTACTTTCACCGGAGCTACTTGGAGAAGTCTTTGAACCGCTTTGATAATCATGGTGCGGGTAGCTGCGAAAGTCTTGTGGTACCTAGCGTCGGTACTAACGTACGTCCCGGCTGTGGTTCGCCCCTCAATGTCATCCGAGTTGAGAAGGTCGTTCCCGATCACAAACACAATGTAATCAAAACGATACATCGATGTTCGTTGAAGGAGAGTTTCCAACGCCCGGTTGAAAGTTTCCTCCGCTATCTTCACATCGTAGTTAGGCCCACCG